TTCTGAATCCTTCCCGAGCGAGAACAGAGTAATAGAAAAGGGCAGGCTCCCGACTATCTTCAATTTTATACCCACTGGTTGTAAGTTGTCCACCAGTCTTACCTCCTATTCCCTGCGTTAGAAGGTCTGCCTCTATACCATAGATGGGATCAGTAAGAAGAATATCAATAGAGCCTTTATTCACAGATACCATGTGTTCCACAGCATCTCCATGAATAAGCTCAAAGGTACTCTTCCTATCCTTAATAGCCTCCTCGTGCTTCTTCACTCCATCCATAGCAGCAGTTAATTTCTGCAGTGCCTGTCCAGCCTTCTTTATCTCAGACTTCTTTTTTGCTTGCTTCAATTGAGGGAAGGCACGAACCAAGGATGCCATCTCCATAGCATTATAGACAGAGCCTCGGGTCTTTCCAAGGAGTTCAGCAGTCTGCTCTATTGACCATCCTTTTGTGCTACCTGATATAGAGGCTCCGTGGCGGGATTGCTTAAGGCGATGGAGTTCATCTATGGCAAGGGCTTCTTCGGCAGGAGTATAATCTTTTCTGTGGAGGTTGGCTTCAAGTTCTAGCTCCCGCATTTCATAGTCATCAACAACATCTTCATAGACTGCCTTGACTTTGATTCCAGCCAATAAGCAGGCAGCAAGCCTACGTCCTCCATCTACAAGTTCATTATCTCTTGTTATAACAATAGGCAGAATCTGCCTAGTTCTTACGAATGAGTCCGCAAGAGCTTGGACATCCCCGACCTCTTGTCTGAAGCGTTCCAGGCCTTCACGGACTTTTATTTCAGTTGGAGCAAGTTCTACAACCTGCATTGCATTTCTCCTTATACTAGCCCTATCTTCCGTAGGAGTTCTAGCTGGTCAGGGGTTACAGGTATCTTTCTCTCAGAAATCCTCTTTCCAACAGCTCTCTTTAAAGGAACTTTCACAACCACCTGGTCTAAATCCCTCTGCCTAATAAGACAGTAGCGGTGGAATATCTCCTCCTGCTCCGCCTCAGAGCTGGTTAGGAAGTTCTTTCTTAACTGTTCAAGTTTCATGGTTAAACCCTTAAAAAGGCTGGCGATTACTGCCTGCAGCCTTATCCTATGGCCCTTCGAGTAAAGCTCCAAGGTTCATCGCCAGCCCCCTAGTTAGAAGGGAATGTCATCTTCTGACCCATCAGACTCAGAAGCCCTACGAGCCATACTGGAGACACTATTCCTTGTGCGACCCTGATACTCCTCCATGGATAAGCTAACAACTACATCAATGCCTACCCAATCACCTGACTCAATAAAGGCCATAATCTGAGTAGGACTATCCATGTTGATCTGCATACTATCTGCAAACTGCTTCATCATGTTGATCTTGGCTTGCCGCTTAGTGCTTCTGCCTGAGGCAGTCATCTTGTTCTCATCACCAATCCTTGGAAGCCAGTTGCGATAGGTAAATGCTTGGCCGTCAATAGGAGTCTCTCCATCAGACATTACCCCACCATTGTCTGCTAGGACAACCCTCCAGGCTATTGCCTGGTTGGCCATCTCAAATGTGACACCAGCCACACTACCAAGATAGTTACCTTGCGGGGCTAACGGGTCTGGCTTGTACTCATCTTCCAGACTAAAGTCTGTCTCGATGTGCGCTCCTTCTTGGGGTTCTAGTTCTGTCATTTCTGTTCTCCTTCTGTTTCAATAGTTGGTGGGTCTTCCTCCTTACTAAATTTCTCTGCAAGGAGTTGTTCTCGCTTGTCCTTTATTTCTTCCTCCTTTCTTGCTCCTGATTCTAAGTGTCTAATCAGGGCAGGATAGTTGTTGGGGATTTCATCTGGTAGAATTCTGTGCACTCCAGACAGTCTGCTGCGAGCCTTGTAAAATCCCTTGGTCACAGTCCTGATATAGAATCTCTCCTTCCCTTCCTGCATCTTAGTGAAGGCCGTGTAGACTTCGTCAAAGTAACCTGGGACCTTTTCAGATAACTGACCAGTAAGAAGGGGATCAACACTCAGGATTGCTCCTGTCTTCTGATCAGTTGTTACTTGCCAGTGTCCACAGACTACAATGTTGGTAGGGAAGGTGAGGATGTTGTTCAGGCGTGGAGCCATGAGATTCCTGACTATCATGTAGTGGACGTTCCAGATGGGTCCTCCCTCTGCTGATCTTTTTGGGTCAATCTGTAAAGCACGCTCCATTGCACAGTCAGTCATAGCTGTTGAGCTGTCTATAACTATAGTCTTGTACTTCCCATCATCAGCTGCCTGTTTAACAAAGCGATAGACCTTTTCAAACTGAACCCAACCTTTGCCTGACTTCTCAAATGTCTCGTAGTCCCAGTCTCTACCACGATAGGTAAGCATTCCATCATCAAAGTCAAAGACAAATCCTGGAGTTGGAAACGAGCTGGCAAATACTGACTTACCTGTCCCATACCCTCCGAGGACAAATACCTTCAGCAGAGGAGCTGAACTTATGGTCATCTCTTTCACACTCTTAAATTCCATAAGTGTCCTCCACAACTACTATATCCTTCTCATCGACTTCCTTAGTCACGTCCCAGGGATCAGGATCAATGAAGTAATTGTCCAGTATCTCTTCTCCCGCAGGTCTGTTCTGCTCACAGATATTTAGGTAGGCACAAGCTCCATATGTATAGCAGGAAGACAAGTTTACAGGAAAGTAATCGTTATCTATGCAGTATTGGAGAGCATTAGCAGCCCTGAACATATGATGCCTCCAACTTATCAGATCAGCCTCAAAGAAGACTTGTGGTACACGCTTGAAGTCTATCTTGGGGCTGCCATACTGTCCAGTGGTTCTGGATTTGTATGCTGATAGGTGATGAAGCACAATTAGAGAACCCTCCGGAATCGTCTTTAGAATATGGGAGGCGGCATAGTTATAGCCAATTACTTGTGGACTTCTGTGTAGCCTGGCAGCTTGTAGTGCTAAGGCTTGTCCTGTAGACTTGAACTCTTTCAGCCATGGACGCCCTGATAGATGTACCTCCAGATCGCAGCGACCAGTAAAGAAAAAGGGTCTTAGAGTGGGGAAGTATTTCTTTTCTATCTCGGTGGGAGTCATCTTAATCTTGAACACCTTCTCTGACTCTAGGATCTTCATCAATCCTTCATCATGAGCAAAGTGATCTACATAAGAGACTAAGGCTAAGAGTAGGTTTTCTATGGTCCTGTAATCATCTACCCAGATCTGTCTAGCAGTAACCTCATTCCATTTCTTCTGGGCAAATTGTACTGCCCTCTCAATAGCTCTTCCATCCCTAGTCCAGCCATTTTCTGCTATGTGAGAGTAGAATCCCTCCATAGCTGAGTGCCATGCAATACCATAGCGGAGAGCTGTTGAGCCTTTAATTGGAATGATATGTCTGCGGTAGTTTAATTCATACTTTCTAGGACAGGAGTCGAACGTATCTCTCTTGGTGTGATCTAGTTCGATCATGTATCCTCCTTTGCCTCTATCAGGCTGGCGTGGTTGTAACCACTTACGGGGATTCAGTCAAAATGTCATTTTTTGACGTTTCTTAAAAAAGGGCCCTGAGAGGAAAGATCAGTTGGACCTTTGCCTAGTATTCGGGGCTACTAAGCTTAACCGCTCCCAGGGCCCCCGAGAGGAGGCTACCCCTCGTCATCAGTAATGCCAGGAATCTTCATTCCAAGGTCGCCCAGCAGCTTCTTAGCTGTAGCCTTCTCATCGTCAGACAGGAGCTCGTAATTCTCAATGATGGCTTTGATGGGAACCTTAGGAACAGCAGGGGCTCTGACTGTCCAGTCACCAGCCTTGAGGCCATCCCACACCTTGTTGATAGCTTCCTCTGCCTCAACGCCCTTGCGTCCAGCAGCAGCATCACCAAGCTTGTGACCAAGCCCAAAGGGTCCAAGGCGATCCTGAATATCCATCGGGAGATCAAGGATGCTAAAGACCATTTGACCTTCATTGCCTCCAAGGACAGTGATCTTGACCAGGGGATGATCAGTCAGATCCTTCTCCAGTTTCTTGCGGGACTTTTTCTCTGTGTCCGGGGTCTGAGTCGTTGTCTCTTCTGCCATGGTGTTCTCCTTCTTTGTCAAGTTGGTTTACCCATTCCTCTACGATCTCTCGCAGAAGATCTCCTAAAGGCTTATCTTGGTAGATGGCTTCAACTTTCAGCCGCTTGAAAGTTCCGCTGTCTAGAACAGTTTGGACATATCTTGAAGCCATCTCAGACATAGTGTTCACCTCCTTTCATCTGGAGTTTATGTTATCATCAGTTTATGATACAATAACTATGGTAACATAATAATTCCCAGATGTCAATTAAAAAATGCACATCTGGGTGGATGCCTTGAAAAAAGTTATCGGGGCCTGAATCCATCTGGAGTTGGTAGATGACCCCTTGAATGTTGAGAGAACCATCGAGGGAAGACAACCTCATGCATCAGCTTTAGAATATACTTAGCACATTCCTCATTACTCCTGCTTAGGGAGATGATGAGTACGATAGCTGTCTCAGTTGTCAGACCCTCATTGTAAAGGCGACACACCCTCTTGAAGTTAGTCTTGTTCATAATTTCTTCACCTCCACAGCTACAGCACAGATAGGAACACCGCCAGAAGTGGTTATCTTCTCATGCTTGACAATCAGGATTCTTCCTGGAAGATTGTCCCTATCCTTCCAGATTGCATCCCTCTCAGGATGAGTGAGCTTACCTGCGCCGACATAGAATACGTCATCATCACTTGTCTTGACCAAGAAAGAACCAAGGGTATCTTTAGGATATCCGTTCTTATCTATGGCCTCTTTGAGTGCTACAATCTCATACTCATCTATCTCTGTGGGCTTGTACTTCAGCATTGAGACAGATCGCTTTGGGGCATATGGAGTGAACATAGCCCGCAGTATTATTCCCTCATAGCCCTGATCAACATACTCCTGCGCAGCTATTCTCCATGTGTCAAAGTCTGCAGTTCCAGGTCTTACAAAATGAAGTGGGGGAGCAAAGATTGATCTGGATGAGAGGTTATCAAGTATCCAGAATCTAGCTGCCTGGTCTGGTCCAGGGTCTTCAGTGGCTATGTCAAAGATGTGATATTCAAGACTAGTCACCTCTGAACTGATATTGACTGTCCTCCTGAGAGCTGAGTCAATTCTCTCCCTTGGCCAGCCATGCTTATAAATCTCTCCATCAAAGGGGACAGCACCAAACGCTCTCCAGACATCCTTGATAGCATCCTTAATATGATCAAGGAACTGGAACTCGTTTCCATAGCTTGATAGGAGTACAGGCTCACCCTTGAATTCTTCAGTTCTGCATCGCTCCCCATTGATCTTGGGTTGAACGAAGAAGGTAGGCCCGAGGCGGGCTATCCGCCCCGAGTCTACAGGGTAAGCTAACATCACTCCTTCTCGTTTGGGTCTTTCTGCCATTTAATACCTCCCTATCTTCTCAAGATGTTCCCTCATTTTCTTAAAGAACCTGTCTCCTGCGGTAGAGTACGGCTCTATAGTGTCAAGGACTATTCCAGTCACATGAGTAAGAGCTGCATGGGACATCTTGGGATAGTGTGCTGACATAGTGTCTAAGAGCTTACGGGCAAGCCACCTTGGGCTGTGCTTAGTAGGTCTTCCCATTCTTGGTCTAGACATTATGTCCTCCTCTCATGAGGCTTCGTCACAAATTCAGCAACGTCCCCAAACTTGAAGGTGTGGTTCCCAGTTTTACGAACCCTCTCCCTCATGTTATCATTGATGGTTTGAAGCTCCCGTATCTTATCCCTGAGTTGTTTTATCTCATGCTGGTGAGTCTTCTTCTGGTTAGAGATGGTGCTTTCAAGGGTTAGAATCTGGCTTGATTGGGAGCTGATCTTCTTCTTCATGTTCTCAATGACGCTGATGAGAGCAAGGCCAACTTCTTCTGGATGCCATACAGTATCTGGAGACTTAGTCTTCTTCTCAAGAGTTGTTCCTTCTGGAACGGTCCAGCGGAATCCCCTCTCTCCCTTAACAGCAGGATGGCTTAAGACTTGATCCTTCTTCTTTAATATGCTAAGAGCATTGCTTATCGTACTGGCATCAGCACGGGGGAATTCCTCTGTCACTTCTGGAAGGATCTGGGACACAGTAAGTGGCCCTGTTGGGGAGGTCTTTAGTACCTCCAAGATTAACTCACTCACTCCGATGTTAGCCATACGCTTTTCTGTCCTACTTAATTTCTTCAGACTCATCGCTCTTACCTCCTTCTATGAAGAGGAGTTCCTCGGCAGTTAATTCTCCCTCGATAGCTTCTATCTCCTCAAGGGTTAGCCCATCCTTCTTCATTAGGGTTAGCCTCCTCCATCTATCTCTTTCCTGTTTAATCTCTACCCTCTCAGTAGTGCCATCAGACCTCTTTATAAAGCCCACTAAAGGAGTTGTCATAACCTTTCTGATTCCTACCCATAGCAGGCCATCAGCTACCCTCTTGAATGGGACCAGGGTAGAGGCAGTTACAGGGTCAATCCCCTTGAGAATTTCAACTTCCTTCTTGATAGACTTAAGAAGCTGTTTTTGTTGCTCCTTGCTCTCAACAGGAAGGTGGAGTTCCTCTCCTGTTTTAGAAGTAAGGACTTTCTCTATCCAGCTTATCAGTATATCTCTATTCACCTTCCCTCCTTTAGAATTGGGAGTAATAGTCTCCCTCATCTGGAAAATATCCATCCTCGTAAGGATCATGAGATGCCTTATCAAAAGCTGCATCATAAGCCTCTTCATCTTCCATAAGCTTTTCGACAAAGTCCTCACTACACTTAACCCACTCCCCTTTATCATCTTCTGCGTAGGCTTCCAAGATCTCAAGGAATGGAGGCTCCTCGGGAGAGTGCTTTGTCTGTCTGATCCTTGGATAAAGGATAAACTTAGTTAACGCCACCTGCTTCCCAAGGAATGATATCTGGGGAGCATCATCAGGACTATAGGTCTCAGGTCTGTTCTTGGGAAAGGTTATCATTTTTAGCCTCCTCCCCGAAGTATGCAGCTATCTCCTCCTCAGATATTCCATCCTCTCGCATCAATTGTTTCTGTCTTTCCTTGTCACTGAGGAACTCAACAGTGATACGAGTGTCATCTGTGGATTCTGTTACTTCCTCCCTTACAGTGAGATCAACCAGCTTCTTAACCTTACCATCCTTATCAAAGATGACAGGAGGAGGAACAGGGGCTAGCTTCTCAAGGACTAAGATATGCTTACCTCCCTGAGAACTTCGGGTGACTCCAATATCAGAGCCGTCTAATGATTGTTTCTGCCATTGAACCCTCTCTCGATAGAGGGATGCCCTGAGAGATTCCATTTGCTTGAAGCTAGTGCAAGTGATTAACATCTTCTCCCCTGCCTCTAACTCCAAGGCATTATCAAAGATGATCTTCGCTCTTGACATCTGATTTACCTCCTTTCTTCCTTTAGAATAGACTGTGCAGAATATGGGCTCCGAAGTACAGCAGCGCCAATACTATAGTAATAGCCGATACCAAGTCCAGAATCCTATCTCTCTCATTATCCATACTTTCTCCTTTTAGGGGAGGGTAGATGTCAAGCACCCACCCACCCGCCTTGGATTAGAGTCCCAGGTCGATCTCGGGGAGCTTAATAGTTATCTCCTTCGGGATATTACTGGTTGGAATCAGCTTATCAACATAGATTCCTATAGAGTAGCCCAATGTCTCAGCTTGGAACTTCCTCTTCTTTGGGGTGCTGGGTTTCTGTACAGCTTTCACTTCTAGGTTCTCTGTTATTTTGTCCATAATCCCCTCCTTGTCTTGGAAACTCGGAGTCATAAATATCCCATGACTCCTTATCCTTTGCCTTATAATGTCCTATTACTAGATGAAACTCAGGACCTCCTCCAAAACAGATGAAAAAAATATCTCCGAAGAACCCAGGCCCATCGGAGATATAGTTTCTAATAACTCTCACTCGAGGATTATCTCTTAGCTCAGCATGAAGCTCTACTTTTTCAGATAAATCTAAGCCCCAATTCTCAGCTAATAAAGATGCAATCTTCTCGAGCTCATCCTTCTTTGGGATATATAACTTACTCATTCCAGGCTCCTTCCCTTTCTACCTCATCATGGTGCTTGCATCGGCTTCCGGCTTTCCTAAGCCGCCAGAGCCAATGAGGTCAAGTGCAGGTGTGCTTACCTTTCTTCAGCACAGTTTTATATGGCTCAGCTAGTCCCTCATACCAGAGAGAATAGGAGCCATCCGGCATCAGGGTAATCAAGTATTTGCTCATAGCGAATACCTCTTGTTAAGAGCAGCTGCCTGTAATATGTAGCTAGATGGAAATCACAGACGCAATACCCCTCTTGTACAGGATCAGCCATCCAACTAAAGGAAACTACTCGAAGACAATTTGGGCAGGTTACTGAGATCATTTATACTCCTTGTGGGTATCATAATCTCTGTGGTGGGTTTCATAATCCTTGAATGCAGAGTCAATGTTTTCAAGCCCGTTCTCCTCCAGAAAATCATCTAGTATCTGAGCAGCCTGATCTTCTGACCCCGCCAGGACACTAACAGAGCCATGCTCTGTGTAAGTATATCCTATTCTCCAGAGTTTCATAATTCCTCCTTTAGCATAGACCCAGTCAAAACGTCAATTTTTGACGTTTCTGAGTAGCGGGCAGGTGGTGGGCTAGCGCCAGAGGTTTACCATCCCTGCTTGGTTCATAGGCTGGGCGCCATCACCTAGGCATCCCTGCCTGCCCGCGTTGAAGGTTAGCGGTTATCTCTCCTTGCACGCCTCGCCAGTTTATTCCTCCGTCTAGCTTTCGCTAGGACTCTTGTCATGTACGGAGTTGGTGCGTGCGGGCCTGCCGCATACATCAGGAGAAGCTGTTCCTGATGCTTGTTTGGGGCAGGTGCTGCCATTGCCTTTCTTAATGCCTTCTTAAGAGTACCCATTAGAGATTCCTCCTATTCGAAGTCTTGCACCATCCGGCTGCTGCCTTGATACAATCTTCACAGAACTTCAGTGATGCCATCGAGTCAGTTGTTGCGATGGCTATGTGGTAGGTTCCCTTGGGGATAGAGATTCTGCATCCTCGACAGATTCTCTTGGCCTTTCCTAATTCAACAGTAAGGAAACCAAGGATGCAGACCTTGTCCGGTCTTGGTTTGTCGTGTAAGCCTATCATTTAGCACCTTACCTTTCTGGTGACCTCACAAATACTTCCCTCCACGGGGAATCCAGCCATCACCAGAATGTTCTTGACTATATCAACACTCTGGTAGTGCTTCTCCAGCTCGTGATTGTAGGTGCGAATTATTACCTTGCATCCGGAGGAAGTTGAACAGAGGTCGTACTTGTTGGAGCCTATCCTGATGGTTGATGAAGCAATGTAGGTTCCGTCAGATTTGATGTAGTTGAATCTGCCGGGGATGGATCGCCTGATGTTATCAAGCATTGTAATTGTCTCGCTCCATGGGTCAGTCTCATAATGAATGAGCTTCCCATCGAAGAAGACTTCAATTTGGGTCTGGTGATAGGTTACAGGAAACTTGCTAGAGATCTCCTCTCTAGGGCAGTTGATGTTGATTTCTGTCTCTAACTTCTCGAACTTGCCAAAGCCTGACATGGTAGCCTCCTCTACAAAATGGTTACTAGCACGCCCTTCTTTCTGGCGTATCTAACAGTTGCCCATGTTCCTGATCTTAGTACCTCCTTTCTTGTGTGTGGGCAGGCGATGAGGCGGTCAACTTCATCAACCATCTCTTTGTTTCTGATGAGATAGTCCTTCGGTTCTCTTGTCTCGTCCCCATCTAGGAATGCCCGGAAGTTGGGTTTAGTGGGCGGATGGATTATGAGCTTCAGCTTGAATAGTCGTGCCAGATTGTGAAAGCTCTCATCTGCCCCAACACAGTCACCATGGTGACAGCTGTCTATCTTGCTCCTTAGTTGAGCCAGGAGTTGACGCACTGCCCTGTATTGGACAGGCGTCATTCCCAGCCGGGAGCCTGTGAATCCTATTTTCACTTAGTGCTCCTTTATCCATTGCTTGAATACATTCCTGACTTGCTTAGCCTTTGGGTGACGCCAGTGAACCATGTTGCCCAGGATGTACATTAACCTCTCCTTGAGCTCATGATCTGGGGCTATGAGAGCCATCATGACTCTCCTGATTGCCCAATTAAGGGATGTGGCGTGGGACTTGGTGTCAGAGACCATTATTCTCAAGTGCTCCCTCACGTCCTCTGCTGATGGGCTAATCTGTACATCAGCAGTTACCTCTTCCCAGTCAAACCTAATGATCCTGTCCTTGAATGTATCTCCGGTGTTGCAGCGGAGGGTCGCTATTGCTCTTCTTTGCATCATCCTGGATGGTGGGTACTTACTTCCGGCACTTCCAATGTATCTCCACTTGCCTACACAAAATGCCTGGATCAGTTTGTCTCTGACTCTTGCTTTGAGAATGCACGGATTATCTGTCCTCGGATCACAGCCGCCGTACTCCTCCTTGACAATCTTGTCCAAGGTGGCTTCAATTAAGTTTTCCATGAGCAGCCTCCTTATTGAATCTAGAATTTACCTAAGAGTTTCTCAGCAATCTTTCTTTCTTCATCACTTAATAAGTCCATATTCTTCTCTATTGTATCCCTTGTGCTCTCCTTTCTGCCTGATGTCCCAGGCCTTATTTTGTTTATCTTGGCCAATGACCTTTCTGCTAGGTCAAGGCGATGATAATGAAAGAGGTATGACATTTCCAGTCGTTTCAGGGTATCCCTGACTTCGACCAGATGTCCATGCAATCTCTTCATTTCCTCCCTGCTGCCTGCTGCCAGGGCTCTCAAATCATCCTCTCCCTTTTGCTTAATCTCTTGATAGGCAGCTGCCCGAGAGAATCTTGCTGCCTCGAAAGAGATTGTTCTGTCCCGCTCCATAGCGTGGTGGACTGGTCTAGGAAGCTTTACCAATGGGGCAGCTTCCCTCAACTTCTCAGCCATGGTCTTCGCCCTGGGCTTTTTGTTGTTACCAAATACAGGCCATTTCATGATTTCTTCCTCCCTTTTAAGACTTTCTGATTATACCACTATTTTAACACGAAACGTCCCAGATGTCAACCGTAAAATTGAAGGCGTAACACTCGCCTGTAACATTTTTTGTGTAGCTGTATGTGTAACAGAAACCGTAACCGTAACGGTAACATTCCTAAACCCTCTCTTTTCCCGACCCTAAAAAATCATCCCCTTTTTTTAAGCTGGCTCTTTTCCTTTTTCTTATTATTTTTTTTTCTTTTTTTTTTTTTAGAAGAGAAGAAAGAGAAAGCTGAGAA